TTGCAGATTTTTGATTTAGGTATTGTTTGTTTGCAGATTTTTGCCTAACTTTGTCCCCCAGATGTCCCCCAAAGAGTGACGCACCCCCATTTTTTGTCCCCCGAAAGATGGTTTTTTGTCCCCCGTGGCGACATTTGGTAGTAACTCGTTAAAACTATAAAGGCAATGGCAAAGAAACAAACATCAACAACTCAACGAGGACAAGTCAAGCTTCGTGAAAAGAAACTGGCAGATGGTAGTTCCAGTCTCTATCTTGACATCTACTCTAATGGCAAGCGAGTGAAAGAATATCTGAAGCTCTACCTTGTTGTTCCCAATACTGCTATTGAGAAGGAGCAAAACCGCCAGACCTTAGCAGTAGCTAATTCTATGCGAGCCAAACGTGAGCTTGACCTATTTAGTGGCAAATATGAAATAGGACAGCCCAAACAGGAAGGAGTTCGTTTCCTTGATTTTTATCGCCAGATGTGCGAAGAACGTTTGAAAACTCCTGACACTTTGGGTAATTGGGGCAACTGGCACAGTTGTCTTAAACATCTCGAAATATATTGCGATGAGTTTACCACTTTTGATGATATTGACGCTGCTTGGATTCAAGGATTCAAAGATTATTTGAACACTGCAGAGAAAGATACCAGAAAGCGTGGAGGTTCTAAGCGTGTTTACGCTTTCGAGGGATTATCACAAAACTCAAAAGTTTCATATTTCAACAAGCTTCGCGCATGTATCAATGAAGCATTTGAGAAAGGGATAATCACTAAGAATCCTATTAGAGGTATCGATGGATTCAAGCAAGAAGAGGTTGAGCGCGAGTACCTGACAATTGAAGAGGTCAAGAAACTTGCAGCCACACCATGTAACTACCCTATTCTGAAGGCCACCTTCCTCTTTTCATGCCTCACTGGGCTACGCAAGAGTGATATAGAGAAACTTACTTGGGGTGAAATCCACAAACAAGGTAATTTCACTCGCATCATTTTCAAGCAGAAGAAGACTGGTGGTCAAGAATATCTGGACATATCAGAAGAAGCTGTTGCTTATCTTGGTACTCGACGGAATGATGTTGACCGTGTATTTGAAGGATTCACCTACGGCACTTGGATATCTCTTGAACTAAAACGTTGGGCTCTTGCTGCTGGTATAACTAAGAATATCACGTTCCATTGTGCTCGTCATACCTTTGCCGTAATGATGCTTGACCTTGGTGCTGATATTTATACAGTATCAAAATTACTTGGTCATCGTGAACTTTCCACCACTCAAATATATGCTAAGGTGCTTGATAAGAACAAACAGGCAGCCGTAAGTTTGATTCCAAAGATATCTGATTAAGTAACCCTTCATACATTATTATAATATGATTAGCAGACAAGAAGCAGTACTAAGCTTTGTGAAGTTCAACAAGTTCTTCAAGCAGCTTAATTATGATATAGGTGTGACGGGCAAGGTTCACCTATCCCAATATGCTGACGAGTTAATGGAATTTGAGCAATGGGTTGATAATGTTATAGAATACGTACTTTTCAATCCTGATCCAAAAATCATTGATTTAATCAGTGCACTGGGTTCGTCAGAGATTATCAAGAACTATGCAGAAGAAGGGAAAGCTGTTTTAGAAGCCAGCACCTATGATGCTTTGTCCAAAGTTATTGACTCTACGGCAAAGCTGCTGTCACTGGTAAACGAAAGCATCGAAACATCTAAAGGCAAATTTACCAGCCTACCTGAGGCTTTTGCGTTCCAAGATGCTGAAAATCTATTTCTGAGAGCTGTGAAAGCGGGTTATCTGACCTCTGATTTCCAGCCCAAAGGAGATACAGATTTATATACTCTCAAAATTCTTGGCTTTGCCATCGGAGAAGAATTGAAATTGGCACCAAGACATAAATGGTCACACTTCGAGGAACTATGGAATATTGATTACGCAAATAAGCTCTCCTCCGTTCCTATCAGTGCCAAGCAATTTCAAAGAGCAAAGACACTTATGGACTTATACCCAGAAGTTGACTTCAACTTGCTTATTAAGCCCAAAGAAGATTCTTTCTTTACAGCGGCATACGGCAATAGAAAGATTCGCACTTTGTACAAAGAGCTTGTGGCATATGGATATATAAGCAAGGAAACCGATTACGACAATTTCCTTAGTATTTTCAATCTCGGTAATAGTAAATTCGTGCGTCCTGTTGAATGGATAAGTGACCAGCGTCACCTTGCCTATTTCATACATCACACGTTTACAAAGACAAATAAAAACTGCTGGGTCAAGGCACATGCATGTTTCACTATCAATGGAGCACCGCCTAATTTAGGAACAATGAAGAGCGGAATTGTTTCGTTACAAAGGAAGCCTACATATGAAACATACGATTTAGTTCTTAAACGCATCGCCTCAGAATATAATAATGAATAGCCACTATTTGTGGTATATTCAATCAACAACAAGGGTGGACAAATTTGATATTTGTTCACTTTTGTTGTTTTTTGAACTCCTGTGAAGAATGACTGCACAGTCAATTTCTACCTTTGCCCTCCAAATTGACTTAATATGTGTGTAGAAATTGTCAATACGAATATTACGAGAAGGCTGTCTAAGCATAGAGCAAGACAGCCTATGCGTTCTCTATGTATATGTGCAGAGAGAGAATTATATTGTTGCTATCAGACGATGAAAATAATTATTGGCGAAAGCCTTCAATTTATATTTTTATTCACTTTAATAAACATCAAAAGCAATGAGAAAAGAAAAATTCTCTCTCTCTCTTTTTCGAGAGACTTACGTGGTCAGGCCATCTGACCGCTGCCAAGAGTGGTGATTCGGGCTTACTCGAAATGCTCCACGAAGCCTATGACCTCTATCAGGTCGAAGTTGTCAACCAGGGCAAAATTTATCAGCGTTATGCTGATGATTTTGTCTATAGCCATGAGTTCCATGATGCCATTGATGCCTGGAACAAGAATGAGCATCAGAAGAACTATCACATTCTTGATTCTTTGCTTACGAAGCGTCGAGACCTTGTTGAGCAATTCTTCAGTAAGGACAACGTAAGCGATGCTGATTTGATGGAATTGCTACATCTTTTCAACACGACTCTTCCATCTTCTCGCAACTATGTAGCACCAACCAAAGTAAGGGAAGCCACAGATTATAATCTATGCGCTTGTTTGGAGCAATCCGATTTGGTTCTTCTTGCTCGCTGCTGTAACGAAGCAAGAGTATTCAGTGAAATTATCGACGCTGACGACCTTCATTCTCTTTTGGATGGCAAAATGACGATGCCACTGCATTCGCGCAACAATAGACTTGTTGCGTTCTTCTTCGATCAATTATCCATCTACAACCTCATTATTCGTAACTGGCAGAACGTCATTGCCCATCACTGCAGCATTGTAAGCTCAACTGGTAAAGGGACATTAACACAAAAGTCCTTGTCATCTGCGCTCTATTCTATTGTGGATTTGGAGATGTCAGCACAAGAGAAGATAATTGATGATGCAGTTAAGTCTGTCGGTCAGAAATATCAAAGAAAAAGAAACACGAACAAATAACTGCAAAGAAATGGTCAGGGAGTAAACGAGAGAATCACCTTGGTTCTCATTTTTCTCTCTTCCCCATGAACATTTTTCCAAGTACTTTTGCCCTCCGTAACCGGTTCACAATGGTAACGGAGGGCTTTCCTTCATTTTTGTTTAACTTAAATAGAGATTTTAATGGGCAGACGTAAGACTTCAATATCAGACAGTACTCTGGAAATGATTGTTTCTATAGACCAACGTCTAACCGAGCTTATTGCCAGTGACATTCCCAAACGTCTTCATTGTATTGAAGAAAAGCTGGATTATATCAATCCAAGATTGCTAACGATTGAGCATGTTGACAGGTTCTACAGTGAGGTCAAGACCGTTTTATCAGTGGCAGAAGCGTGTGATTATCTTGGAATTACAGAATCTCACATGTATAAACTAACCAGTGGAGGGAAGATACCTCACTATAAGCCAACAGGCAAACTTATATACTTCAGTAGAAGCGAACTTGACGATTGGTTGTTACATAATAGAGTGTTTAACGAAATAGATCAAGACAATGAGCAAAACAGACACATTGACCAAGAATCCGAATGAAAATGTTCAGATTATGAGTTTACTTGATAGGCTCGAACAAGCCAAAAGTATTCTCGATCAAACTGCTGAGATAGAAGAAGCTGTTAACAAGCTTAACAAT